AATTGATGAAGTTGAGTGGAGTCTTTTGTGAAGTGTACGGGCGGGTGTTCAGATGTACTCGCGGTACCTAGTGGGGACGTGCCAACCTGTGGCGCAAGTGAGACCGTAGTCGCGTTGCAGGATGGTAGAGGCTCCTGTGCTGGAGTAGTAGTGTGCGTACCCAGCGGTTGCAAAGTCTAGATCGAGCTCCATACGTTCGAGCTCGGAGAGGCGGTAGCGCCTGTAGACTTCTTCGGAGGTGAAGGTGGCTTTCCCTTCGAATGTGTGCTTGTACTGAAGCATCTGCTCAACCATCTGGAGCGATTTCTCGTCTGGATCCAGAGTGGTCTTCCTCATGTTGTCGATGAGAGGGAAGCTGACGTTCGGGTACATGCCATTGATGAGGCTACCTTGGTAACGGTCGTGTCGCTCCTTGAAAGTGTTGTTCTTGGCTTTACCGGGCAGGTCGCCTTTACAGGTCCCGGAGGATCTGAGAAGGACGCCGATGTTAAGCAAAGGTTGCAACTCCCCGTTGATGTCATAGGCGGGGGAATTCTTGAGGAACTGGATGTCCGAGTAGTCGTGGCATTCCTCGATCGTCATCTTGTATCCGGCCTTCTTGAAGGCGGCAGATAGCTCAGCCGGCGTCTCAGCTTGGGTTTCCATGATTTTGAAAGCTCCCATGAGGCAGGCGAGGTTGTTGATGATGGTCGTGATGGTGGAGCCAGAGTAGAGTCTTGGGGCATCTTTTCCAGTCAGAGGGTCTACTGGCTGGAGGACTAGCGAATTGGGATGGTAATCAAACTTATCCCTCATCTCGTGGTTGGTAGCACCCCCGCGAAAAATCAACTCGATTGGGAGCTGACATTGATCAACGAGGACTTGCATGTCGTCTTGCGCAATTTCTGGTGTAATTTGGACTAACGCCCGGAAAATGGCTTCGGTGTGTGAAGCGTCACAACCGGAGATGTCCAGGTTGTAAGTTTTCACGGAACCGTCTTCGTTTCGAATGGAAAGACAGCTGTCGTCAGAGAAAAAGACGAAGTAATATTTAATCCCTTTTGGAGGTGAAATAAGATTCTTGAAAATCGCTCTGAGCTCGGTGGTGGTAGGCGCCTTACAGAAATGAGTTAACATATTCCCGTAGTGTAAATCTTCGGCGGCCATGGCTCTTTTCAGGAGGTCGGTAACCCTGAAGCCTTGTAAGGATGCGGCGACACCGAGGTCACCGATCATCCGGGGTACTTTTCCGAATTTGGCAAATTCGTTTTTCTTCATTTTATACAGGACCTTGCGTAACCAAAGTCGCGAGAAGAGAGTACCATCTCTATATGAGCGTCCGTTTCCGGCCACTAGCTCCTCGTATGCCTGTATGCGCAAATCGCGCTTGGGGTGAGGGTCATCATAGTGTTGACGACACTCTTCCTCGGCACCTTGCCACTCATTGAAGTAGGGCGTAAAGATGCTTTGGATCGCTTCGAACATGGAGGAGTGTTCCTCAACAAATTCTTTCTGGTTGGTAATGTAGTCCAATTCTTCCTCGAAAGTCCCTCTGCATTTTAGCAATCTGGCCATTGCCTTGGCGACGTTGGCGTCGGAGTCGGCGTAGATGATCCCAGAGTGTGAGATGCCAGATGCTTTGGTGCGGAAGGTCTTGTCGATTTTGTCATGGACGGTGCTTTCGGGTGGGATAACTTTTCCCTCCTCGAAGAATTCGTCTCCGCGCACGACTTTGAAGCCGTGGTTGTAGTCGTATTCATTCGGGAGATCACAGTTGACAACCCCTACCCTGTAGGGTTCTTGCTCCTCCGGGTTGGAGAGGAGGGAACCTTGCTGCCGTTTTCCATTGGCCTATCGCTGAGAGGGGCCTTTGTACCGTACAGATTGGAGTACAGGTCACAGAGAACGGCGTGGTTGACAAAGTGTGCCACAGTCTGCTCAAAGATCCAGCTGGATTCCGCGGTGGAAAGCCAGTGACTGAGCTTGTTGGAATGCTCCTTACAGAGCATGTCCTTGACACGTTTGCCGAATGTGCTACGGATGGATCCACCGGCGTCAAGCGCAACTTTTGTGAGAAAGTGCTGGTGCGTGGTGAGGATCTTGGTAAGCATGGTGAAAGCTTGGCCTTTGTGGGAGTGTGTGTAGGTACCTTTGAATAAGTTGAGGTGATCATCCTCTTTTCTCTCATTCACTTCCGTTGCTGCCGGAAACAGGACCTTGACTCCTCGTTTGCGAAACCGGAGACGCGGGTATCGCACGGTGGCCGTGGTTTTCTTCGTCATGGGCTGACTGACGAGCAGCTGTTGCTTCTCCTCTGTAGTGTGGACTACATTGACGGAGGAAACATGGCTGTACATCCAGAATCTGCAGTCGGCTGCGAATTCTGAGGGTGAGCGCCACTTATTGCGCTGGTCCCCTTGCGGGTCGCGCGTAAATATGATGCACTCTTTTGTGGCCATGACGGCGGCCAGTAATCCTTGCTCATGTGGTGAGTAAGGGGTGGTGGTGGTTGCAGCAGCTGAAGAATTCTTGAGCATTTCGCTCACTCCGTCATAGACGGGTACGTCGAGAGTATCGACGGCAATTTCTGCTGTAACCGGTTGGGGTGGGGGTTTGAGGTTGGCCCGAACGTGTCGAAGCGCAGCCTCGACGTCGGCCTTAGCTTGAGCTTCTGCCACAGTGGGTGGTGAGCTCGGTGGCTTAGGGACCGTGAGGTTCTGGATGGCCTGCAGGATAGGAGCTTGCTCGGCGGCCAGAGCGGCTGCGGCGAGAGCATTCTCTGCGGGCGAAGGAGGAGCCTGAGTGGGTGGGCACGGGACGTGTGCGGGGGCCTTTGGGACCCAGGGAACACTGGTGATGAATGCCATAGTAGCGTCCATCTCGTCGTCCTCGAGTTGTCGAGCGCGTCGACAAATTTCCACCTTCAAACTGTGCTCCAAAGTAGGTAACTTTGGTGTGCACTTCTCTTCCTCTTCTTCCTCTTCCTCGAATGGATCGGGTCGTCCGTCTCCGTCCGCACAATAGTCTTCGCTGTCCTGAATCGCCTGGAGGGCGGGCACACCGATCAGATCGGCGAACTCGTCCTTAGGTGCCTGTTTCCCCTCTTTAGGTACGGGGTGGCAGTGGCAATTGAGTCGTGGGCAAACAGGCTCGTCATTGGTGACGTTGTGCTTGCACAAGACAGCAGGTCTTGGTTTCTTACGAAGTATGCGGATTTTGGCGGGGTCGTGATCCCCCTCACCCTTGTTGTTGGCCCAATGGAAATGTGAAACCCGAGCGCAGCGCGTGCCAAAAACACACTCAATGTGTGTGCATGGCGCGGACTTGGAGGGTTTCTTGGCGGCTGCTGCTCCGTCACCTGCGACGTCGCATTTGTAGCCTTTTCCTCTTGTGATGCCCCTGCCACGGGACGGCCGGTTTGCCGCGAGCCTTTTCTTCTGTTTCCTTTCCGCAGTGTAGTGGCGATCGCACTGCTTACGGTTGAACTTTCGATGCTCGTCTGGCCCCGGGCATATCATCGACTTGCGATAAACTCGGGTCGCACGCCGCAGATTCGGATTATAAATCGGGGGCGTCCAATGGTCGTTTGTCTGAGGAGTTTTCTTCTCCGCGTTTGTCTTTGGTGTTGTCTTCACCGCATTGTTAACTTCATTTACACACTTCTGGGCATCCTGAGACCCCGGTGGCATTGCTTGTAGCAATTGTGTGTTGCACTGGATTAAAGTACTGGTAGCAAAAAATATTTTGGCAGTGTTGCTGGAGCTTTCCCTTGCAGAGGGTCACTCCTTATCCTGCCCCTGGTTTTATTGATGCGCCGTAACACAAGTGAGTGTGGTCTGTGAACTTGGTCTGTCTTTTCTAAGTTAGCCGGATTACGCAATGTCACCGTCAAGATAGTTTCAGATTAGTTGTTAAGTCCACGTTCTCACCGGATTAACGGGTGACGCAGCATCGTACTAAACGAGATTCGCGTTTCTAGCCACAACTAGAAACATGAGGAGGTGAAAGCGAGAGCTAACTCATATCGCTTTCTGGTACGCCACTGTCGAGTTAATGGAACTCGCGCGTGAGGCGTTTGGGCCGAGGACGGCCGGATCGAGCCGCACGTAAGTGGGCTCTGGGCTCGCAGAGACAAGTGACGGCGTGTCGATGCCTATGTCTCTGAAGCCAGGTGGTCGTGGTGACCGTGGATCAATTTTGTCTCGCCTGTTGTGCTGTTTGATCGATTCGGCATCAAGCAAAGCCACAACGTAGGGGGAGATTGGTGCGAGTGTCTTCTCTTCGTCAAGTCGCTCAATCCTCCTTTTGAGGACGAGCTTCCCTCTCTTCTGGATGAATTCGAGGGAGCGTGTGAAGGCTGCAAGTTCACGTTCACGAAAGTCGAGTCTGATCAACTCCTTGTCCGTCATGGGTCCTGCAAACTCCTGTAGATAGTGGAGCTCCCGAAGTAATTCGGAATACTCGTCTTCGAGGAGGAGGGCCGGGTCTTGAGGACGCGGGTTGAAGAGTGCGATTTCGTATGTGAACCATAGCTGACCGCATTGGAACGGGAAGGGGTCTTGGGCACCTTCGGTTCGAACAATGAGGACGCCGGAGTCGTAGTTTTGGTCAGAGTAATTGGCCAAAGTTTCTCCAGTTTTCACGTACTTAACAGGTTGGTTTGTCATTGATGGATCGCATTCCATATAACAAGAGGAGGCTGCGGCAGGCGAGCCTGAGACTGAACCGTTCATGTTCAATATACCGGCGAGATCGCTAACAGGCCATGCGCCTGGATCTTCGGTTACATTGTACTTGAATGCCATCGCCACTTGTCCCAAGGCGGCGTTGCCGACGTCGTTGCCGACGGCAAAGCCTGATGTGGGGACGTACTCGGCTGCAAAGCCGAGAAAGGCGTACTGCTGGAAATTCTTGGCCATGGTGTTAAGCCAAGGAAATGCAACGGCGTTTCCTGGTTCGATGATGTATCGTTGGGTGCTGCCAGATGTGCGGATGTCGATGGTGCCGACGAATTCACGGCGAGTGATCCGGATGGTGCCTTCTGCATCATGGTGCATGACAGGGACGAGCTCATTGGTACTAAGTGGAGCGACTAGCGAGTTAACCTCTGGGGCGTTTCCTTCGCGAATTTGGTCACTACTGGTACCGATCTCATTGGCAAGTGCCTCTTTGTACTCACCCATACCGAAGATCCTTCCGATCTTCTTCTGGGCAAATCCTCCGAGCATGCCTCCAAGCTTGGAGCCGAGTCTGGCTCCTGTGCTTTGTGTTGAGGAATTGTTGGAACGTTGAGTTCCTTTACGTCGTCCTCGACGGCGACGGGTCTTCTTTCTGTTGTTAGAATTAGGGACACTGTAATTGTCGGGGATAGGTTAATGTGTCACTTACCTTCCCTTAGATCCTTGAGGTAAACACCTCAATGGACCACCTCCTCAACAAACCGCACAAAGTAGCAGGGCGAATCAGACTCGCTAGCTGTGCACGGGAGGATGGTGGATACCGTGGAAGTTACGTCGGTACTTCCTGTTTGACTGCGCCGCATTGTGGTGGTGAAGCATGAGCCAACGCACTTATCCCGAAGGTCCTGTGCGCCTTTACGCGTAGGAAAGTAACACAATCTTCTGTTCCGCCAGCCTATCTCTCCCCGAGTTATGCAGGACAAAGTTCTCATTCATTATTGGGCTCTGAAGTCCCTAGATTCCGCGAACGACTAAAGGCCACTGGTTTCTTTGGGGTTTTAGCCCTGTATACCGGCGACAATAAGGTCGAGTGCGATGAGATGTCCAAACTTGGAGAGTTTGAGTATCTGGCGAAAAGATG